TAGAGTTACAAATAATGGCGGATCTACTATATTAGATAGAGGGTTATGTTGGTCAATATTTGAAAATCCAGTGACTGGAAATACTACAACTAATTATTATAGAAGTGATGGCGGATCAATGGGAAATATAAGTTTCACTCTTAATGGATTAGTAAATGGGACAAATTATTATGTGAGGACTTATGCCAAAAACATAACAGGATTAACTTATGGTAATCAAGAATCGTTTGTAACTGAAACATCGTCAGCCGATGTGCCTTCTGTTAATATAACTGAAGTTAGAAATATAACATCAGGTAGTGCTGATGCGTATGGGTGGCTTCTTAATGAAAATGGTAGTACAGTTACAGAATGGGGATTTTATTATTCAGACTCTAATCCTGATCCTGATTCAGGTGATACTATTGCAATATCGTCGACACCATTTATGGACGCTGGGGAGTTTATGGCTACTTTATCACCTTTAATTCCTGAAACTTTATATTATATTAGAGCATTTGCTAAAAATGCATCAGGGGAAGGAACTAGTAGTATTCTTCCATCTTTCACAACTGGATCAGCTGTCCCATTAGAGGCTCCAACAGTAACTACAATTAGTATAGGCGCTATAGCTGATACAAGTGCTATAACATATGCTACGGCAAGTAATGGTAACGACCCAATAACTGCGGTTGGTTGTTGTTGGTCAACATCTCCAACACCAACAACGGGTGACGATCACACAACTGAATCACCAGTGACAGGTAACTTTAATACAACTATGACTGGACTATTACCCGAAACCCTATATTATGTGATGGCATATGCTACTAACAGTATTGGCACGGGATATGGAAATGAATTACCACTTACAACTACTGAATTACGATCAATACCAACAGTATTGTTAATTAAGTGTGTTGCGGTTTAAAAAAATAAATTAAGATGGCAGATAATAGATATATAAATTGTGTAGGAAGAATAACAAACACTGGTGCACTAGGAATAATAGATAAAGGTTTTTGTTATTCTAAAACTGAACCACATCCAGATATTACTAATTCATTAAGATGGAGTGAACCAAGTGCTACTCTCCCAGATGGGACTTTTGCGTCCACTTTATCAGGACTTACTGAGTCTACTTATTATTGGATAAATTCTTATGCTATAAATTCTATGGGTATAGATTATTCAGATCCAGATCAAACCATTTATATAAAAACAGGAGGTGTAACAATATTACCAACTATAACTGTAAATATAACTAAAAACGGATTAGATAAAAATATATTTGAAATAGGTACGAGTAGTAACCTTGTTGTATCTGGTGAGATTACTAAAAATGATGAAACAACATTTAATGGTGGTGGAATAACACAGTCAAGTAGTCCTCCTCCTTCAACTAATCCAATATTAACATGGACAGGATATCAGGCAACCTATACAACTGTAAATCCTGTGATATATGCACCAACTACAAACCAAGATTCTTGGAATTTTAAGGAAAAAGCATATGAATATTGTGGTTCTCCTCAATATACTATAAAGGCGAATGACTCAGTGGAAGCAGTTTTTCCTTTTTTGTGGGTGTTGAAAAATTCAGTAGTTACGGCTGGATATTTTAGTCCTATTTCCACCACTACTGATTATTTTTATTATCAGGCATCATCTACTCCTGCTCCAGCTCCTAAAAACGGGAAGCTTATTGAAACTAAAGGTGATAAAACATTCATGATGACACCAAGTAGTTCTTCATATAAATATTTATATCTGGGTTATCCAGCTTTTTATGGTAATATTCAATATAGTTTAAATGGAACATTGTGGGCACAAAATCCAAATTTAACAACAACAAATGTTGGCACTGGTTCTTATGGGTATCAATTCGGAATAGTTAATCCTTGGCCGTGGTATTCATATAAAATATTAACATATGCTTTTACTAGTTATAGTTCGATACCAATTCCGTTTTATATAAGATTTGTATAAAAAAATAAGAAAAAAAAATTAATATATAACGAAAAAATTACTAATTTAGCTCAAACTTTTAAAAAATAAAAAAATAAGAAAAAATAAATGAGTACACTAGCATATAATAACTTTATCGGTGAAGCTGTAGGTGAGGCAGGAACAAAACCAAAATTTGTAAAGGGCGATAAAAAACTCATGAAATTATTCATCTCCCCAAAATTTGAAGATGTTCTGAGAAAAATGTTAAAAACTGGAGATTTTCAAGCCAAAGCTGTTTCCAATAGAATTCTAGGACTTTCACAAACAGATGAACTTTTCGAAATATCTTATATTGACGTAGATCCTGATACGGATGATAACGTGTATTTCATGCCGGCTCAAAGAGCTTGGTTTAAAATGAAGTTTGCAGATCAGGAAGAAGCCAATAAAACACCAGATCCAAATTGTGAGATGTGGACAGGTGCTGGAAGGCAAATAATAGGAATTGGTAAATTAGTTAATAGATTATTTGATGATTTTTCTGATGCAGCAGTAGATAAATTCATTAGAACATATAAAGCTGAAATAGCAGCTTCAATGATATATAATAGATTTAAAATAGTAACAGGTGAAGAAATTAGATATTGGTATAGTGAAGATCATTGTGTGCCAGAAGGTGGACCAGGTGGTTCTTGTATGAGACATAATTCTTGTCAGCCATATTTTAATATGTATGTAGAAAATCCAGAAAAATGCGGAATGTTAATTCTAACAAATAATAATAAAAAATTAATTGGTAGAGCTTTAGTATGGAAAGGGCTTAGAAAACCAACAGATAAAACTTTCATGGATAGAATTTATGTAGCCAAACAAGCTGACGAAGAGTTATTCAAAAAATACGCTACAGAGCAAGGATGGATTTTTAAATATAAACAATGCGCCCAAGATGCTTCTTATATGGAAGATGGTCAAAGAGTTAATAAATCAATATCTCTCCAATTAAAATCAAAAGCTTATCCTAGTTATCCATATATGGACTCGTTAAAATATTACAATCCAGGAACTGGAAGATTAGCATCTGACGCTGGAAACCCAGTCGAAGGTATGAAAAGATTGAAATTAGAATCAGGAAACGGTCAGCCAGAGAAAATAGATTAAAAAATATTTGAAATAAAGTGTTAATTAAAAAATATAATGGTTACATATACGAAGATAACGATATAAATGTGAAAGAACTTCCAATGTTCTATTCACCCAGACTTACTAATGTAATAAAAAGTATTGATTCAATAATATCTGGAGAACTATTAGCATTAACTAGATCGGGCAAAGTGTTTGCATTTTCTTATGCTGATATAACAGATAATATAGATACTGTTAGTATATTACCCGTTAATAGAGTTGGAAGAATAGATGGTGTTGGTGAAGATGATTTAGAAAGTCCTAGTGAAGGTAGTGTGTTGTGGGGTAAAAGATTAAGACAAGAGATAGGAGTTGGAGCTTTTGTAAATAGACTCTTGCCAAAATATAATGGATCCAGGGATTTAGAAAATTTTGTTCACGGTTTTAAAAGTAAATTAGATGTTGAAAATTACGAAATAAAATTAATTAAAGGGGAGGAGATTCGTAAATGGTATCATTTTAAAACTTATTATAATGAGCATCCAGGAATAATAAATAAACCAGAGGAAGGAGATGATCCTAGATCTCCTCTAATGAAATCGTGTCTCAAACAACCAGAAAAACAACCTTTCTTCGATATTTACACAGAAAATCCAGATCAAGTTGGAATGTTAATAATGTTGAATAGTAAAGGCAAATTAGTAGCTAGAGCTATAATATGGTTTGATTGTTTTGTAGCAGATAAAGCTGAGAACCCATCTAAAGGGGTGTTAATGGATAGAATATATTATACACGTGAATCAGATGTAAATATTTTTATAGATTATGCTAAAGAACATGGTTGGTGGTATAAACCAAGCCAAGCAAAAGAAATATCATCTTTTGTAAAAGATGGAGTGGTTTGTGATAGGCCAATTTCTACAAAATTAACACGTAGAGGAAATTTCGATAAATATCCTTATATGGACACAATGTGTTTTTATACTCCAACAACTGGAAGATTGTCAACGTCTAGAGGCAGACCTGCATTAAATCCAGTTACAAAAGAAATAATGGACAGATATCAATTAAGAAGAACTAATGGCATGGTCAAAAAATTGAGCAGAGAAAAATAAACAAATAATAAATGTCAGTATATAAATATAAAGATTTTTTATTTGAAGCTGTTGAAAAGGTTCCATTATTTATATCGCCGCAATTAATAAGTATTTTAAAAAAACTAAATTTACCTGTTTCTAATGCTATATTAGATGATATAAATAAACCTCAAGATATATCTTATTTAGATTGTGATATTCAATCAAAAGAAAAGGCAGATAAAATATCTTTCCAACCAGCTGCAAAAGCTTTTGGTCCTCCTGGTGAAATTGTTCAAACAAATTGGACATCTAAAACTAGACAGGAAATGTCAGTAGGAAAAATAGTAAACAAACTTTTTCCTGATAAATTTAAACAAACAGACATTGAAAAATTTATAAATGATTTTAAAGCTGAAATTGGAAAATCTTTTGCTGACTTTAGACTAGTAGAAGGTGAGGATATAAGAAAATATTATTTGGAAGATAATTACGAAAATCAACAACAAGGAGATATTAATAGTTCATGTATGAAACACGACTACGCTCAGAAATATCTGGATATTTATGCTAAAAATCCAGAAAAATGTAAATTATTAATATTAATGAGCGATAAAAATCCAAAGAAAATAAAAGGAAGAGCTCTAGTGTGGATGGGTACTCGAAAACCAACTAGTAGAATATATATGGATAGAATATATGTGATTAATGATGCTGATGAAAAATTATATATTGATTATGCAATAGAACATAATTGGTTATATAAAGCACATCAAGTAATGCATGATGCATCTTATATAGAGAATGGAAAGAGGGTTTATAGTTCTGTTGCTATACAATTAAATCCTAATAACTTTGATAAATATCCATCATTAGATACTTTGGCATATTATACACCAAGTACTGGCAGATTAGGTAGTAATGCTGGAAACTTTGTACCAGGACACCCACGTCTTCAATTAAATAGTGCAGAAGGCGATGCTACAAAATTAGATAGATAAAATTTTGAAAAAAAATTAAAAACATTTCTTAAAAAATAAATTCATATAAATGGATTGTGAAATCAATTTGCCCAAATTCAATGGCATAGCTGATAATATAATCAAGACAGAAAATAATTACGATAGTAGAACTCTAAAATTACATTATAAATGTGATCCAACTAGAAGATGTATTATGAGCATTATAAAATATCTCAATAGTACAGATTGGAAAAATTTCAAATTCAATCAATACAGCGTAAAGAAAAACGACACTGATTATATTATTACATTAAATTACGCACCTCATAAATTAGTTTTTTCTAAATAAGACATATTATATTAAATATATATGTGGAAAAATCTAAATTATGACTGCTGCCAAAGATAATATCTTTTACATCTTCATAGAAGAACAAAACGAAAAATGTACTATTAAATTAGTTCAAAACTTCGATTGGAAAATCACGCCTATATCTGGCACAGATCCAGAAGATCTTAAATTGTCATACTCAAATAAGTTTGATATTGATGATATTATGAATGATCTCAGAAATAATTTTGATTATGTAGAAGAAATATCCTACCACGACATTGATGACTACATGTCGTAAAATTGGAAAAAAATCAGTTTTTTTTGTTAATATATATTCTTGTATTGTATCAATTTTTTATTAAATGTAAAAGATATGAAAAAAATAAATCAAGGACATGAATAATTTAAACGAATATAAATTCTTTAAAGGTGGAAAAAGTGGATCGAATCCAGCGTTAACTACACCAGTAGAAGGACCCGATGTTCTTTATCCTCAACATTATTATGGAGTAAAAGATTTGGATAATAATCCACATGACCCGGATGAACCATTTTTAACGAAAAATAAACGAAAATATCATCAAAAAAAATGGGATGAAATTCGATCAAAGGCAGACGAACTAAATATTCCAATTGCTAAAAATATGAGAGATAAAATGGGAATATCTGAAGAAGATATTGAAAGATTGAAAATTATTGGTAAGATTGACGTTAAACATATATATTACAATCCAAAAGATGAGACTTATAGTATTTCCGTATATAATGGTTTGAGTGATGACCCAATAAATATTAAATATTACGAACCAGAAAATGATTATATAGCATCATCTCCAGATTATATTAAAAATAAAAATGTAAGGAAGAAATTCGATAATGCTAAAGACGCAATTGATTGGTTAATTGAAATGTTCACTACCAGAGAAAAAAGAAGAAGAGATCTTTCTAGAAAAGTAACAGAATCAAATGAGCCGGGTTTAAACGTCTTTACTGAAAAAGGCATAGATAAAAAATTAAATAATCTATTAGGTTTTGACGACTTTGACAAAACATTCTCACCAGAAAAACAAAAACAAACTAAAAGAACTGATGTTGGTTTAGACATTATAAAAGAAAGTAAAAATAAAAAAAATAAATAATGGATAAATTAAACAACTTATTAAGTTTTGATGATTTTGATAAAACATTTGAACCAGAAAAACAGAAATCAACCAAGAGAACTGATGTTGGTTTAGACATTATAAAAGAGGGTTTATCAGTTAATAAAATCATATTAGATGTTCCTTTATTTATAAGGATGTTAGAATATGCTAAAGAAGATGCTAAAACTGATATGGACTTACATAAAGTAACTGAAAACATACTTAATATGAGCTCAGATGGAAAAATGTTAACTATGGACAATTACGATAATATAATTAAAACAAAATAAAAAAATAAAAGGGTATGAAAATCAAAAAATTTAATATTTCAGAAAAAATTGTAGAATCAGTTGTCGCTGAGACATTTGGTGAGATAGATTGGATTAAAATGAAAATAATGTCTCATATAACAGAAGCATATAATAGAGGAAAAAATGAAAAATAAAAATAGAAAATAAAAAAAAAGATAAAAGATATGAAAAATTTAAAATTAGAATTATTCAACTTCAAGAACAGATTAACTTTTGATCAAACTGATATTTCAAGTTTGGTAGAAGGTTTTATTATCAACTTTGATAATTTTTCTGAAAAAGAACTCGTTAAAGGAATTAACGAAAGATTGTTGAAATACACTTATGATACTGATGTAAAAATGTTTTTAGAAGGCTTAGATAGCGAAATGAAATCATATCCATTAGTATATGAGTTAAAAGACCTCTACAAAAGAGTAGAAAGAGAAAATCAAGGAATGTTGTATCGTCAACCTTTAAATGTAATACTCGAGATTATAAATAAAGATAGTGATGATGCAAGAATGGAATCCATCCTTAATGAGCTTCGTATGTATGACTGGGTACCTGAAATTAAAAGATTTGTATTCAATTTAACAAAATCACCGCTAGAAAGACAAAATATGGCAAATAGCGGTAAAGGCGAAAAAGTTTACACTATGGTAGAAAAAGTTGATAACGGTTACATGGCTTTTGTATCAGATCGTTGGTTTATGATTGATGATAAAGAAGTAAAACAAGTTTTAGCAGAAGATTATATCGATGACATGGATAAAATTCAAGAAATAAGAATCCTCGAACAATGCATGAAACTTTCAACTATTGAAGATGATAAAATTTCATTCAAAATTGATGAGAATGTTATGTTGTCATTATCCACAAAGAGTGATAAATCATTATTTATCAACGAAGAAAAACTAGATCCAGAAACAACTTTGGAAAATGTTTTTAATTCTCCAATTATTCCTTATTTAAAAAGAGACTTCTTCATGTTAATTAATACATTAAAAGAAAATTTAAATAACTTAGTTGAATTAGACATCGCTGTAAAAATTACAAACATTCTTAATCCTTATTTAGAATCATATGCCTTCAATTATAAAGACAAAATGTATTTATATAATAAAGATATTCGCACAGGAAGTTCATTTTACGCTTATGAATCAGTTAATGAACTTATAAACGATATAAAGAAAGATTTAGATTTTGATCTTACACACTTCTTTGAAAATAAATTATCAAAAGAATTAAAAACTTTGAAAACTTTAGAAGACAAAGAAAAATCAATTGAACTAAAAATCAAAGATGTTAACGAAGCAATTGATGAATTGAAAAATGAACAAGATTTATTAGAAAAAGATAAAGATCTTAGATTAACTTTTGACAATTTACTAGTTCACAAACACAATTTATATAAAGAACTTAACAGTACCAAAGATACAAAGACACAATTTAAAAAATCTTTAATTAAGTAATTATTAACTATTTAACCCGGAGTGCCCATATTTAATGATAAAATATGGGCACTTTTTTTAAACTTTTTTATTCATAGGGCGTATAAGGTTCAAACTGATTATTAAAGCATTACAGGACATCACAGCAGACTAAGCAATTACTAATAAAATAAAGCACTTCCAGCCATTCTAGCTTGTTAATTTTTTAACAAAAATTTTTTATTTCCAAAAAAATAATAAATGATGCGTTGGATAAAATAAAATCCAAATTTATACCATCAAACTATAAATGGTCAAAAGAAAAATGTCACGAAGAGGCATTAAAATATGATCATAGAATAGATTTCAAAAGAAATTCAAAGGGGGCTTATCCAGCAGCTTGTCTTAATGGATGGCTAGATGAAATTTGTTCACATATGGTTCCTTTGGGTAATAAATATAAAAGATTAATTTATAGATTTATTTTTCCTGATAATTTTTGTTATATAGGTCTAACACACAATCCAAATAAAAGAAAAATATCACACGTGACATCTACTAACAGTAGTGTATATCGTCATACGATCGAAACTGGTTTAAAACCCACATACGAAGAGTTAACAGATTATATGGAGATAGAACAAGCTAAAGAACAAGAAGAATATTGGAAAATCAAATCGGAAGAACAAGGGTATTTTATTTTAAATAAATCTAAAACAGGGGCACTGGGTAGCGATATTCTGATATGGACAAAGGATAAATGTCGTGAGGAGGCTTCAAAATATGAATATAGAATAGATTTCAGGAAAAACTCGGAGAGAGCTTATATGGCAGCATCAGTTAATGGATGGTTGGAAGAAATTTGTCCTCATTTACTTTATAAATATAAAAAATGGGATAAAGAAGAATGTAGAAAAGAAGCTTTAAAATATAATTCCAGAGGCGAGTTTTATTACGGGTCTTGCGGTGCTTGGGATAGAGCCAGAAGGAACGGGTGGTTAGATGAAATTTGTTCACATATGATTCAGGGAAGAAAACCGGATAACTATTGGGATTTAGAGAAATGTAAAGAAGAGGCTACTAAGTACAAGAATAAGAATGAACTAAGGAAAAATAATTCTTACGTTCATGATAAATTACGTAAACATAAATTATTAGATGAAATCTATAAAAAATAACGTAGAAAAATGGCTAATTATTTAAATGATACAGACCTCTTTTATGAAGTGGTTTTGAGCAAGGGTCGCGGCTATCTCACCAAAAAAGCTGAAAGAATGTTTATCTTAATTGGGGAAAATATGATTCGTAAGAAGAATAATATGTATAAAACCCAAGATGATAGAAATGATTGTTTACAAACTGGTCTATTATTCATGTTTGAAAAATGGACAAACTTCAATGAAAAAAAATATAAATTAGCGCTTCCTTATTTCTCTGAAATATTTAAGCGTGGTATGGCCCAAGGCTATAACGAATTAACTAATAAGAAAACTAACCAAGAACGAGTAGTTATGATTAGTCTAGACTCATGCAATGATGGAGAAGGTTTCCATAATATGTAATTTTCATTTTTGGAAGAAAGTGGCTTTTTTTATTTAATATATAATGTAAAGACAAAGTAAATATGAAAGAATTTCCAAGTTTTGTAAATGAACGTAAGGGTATATCAGATATAAACGAAATATATACTGATTTTTTTATTGGATATTATATACAACTTGGATACGGGGAATTTACTATAGAAGATATTGATGATCAAAGATTACCATTAATGAATTCTTTAATGATTATTCAAAGAGGTAAAATTAGCGCTTTGTTCGATCCAACAGAATCATTACTAAGGAAAATTAACGATAAATATTATCTTTATAACGTGATTTTTACAATAAATATAAATGACGAAGATATTTATTTATTAAAGGAATTAATTTCACATGAATTAACTCACTGTATAGAATATTATAATGTATCAAAATGGAATTATGATAATAAGATAAATCATAAAGTATATGAAATAAAACCAAAACACTTATCAATTAAAAAATCAATCACTAGTATTAATATTGAATTGGATAATCCATTTTCTTATTTCAAACATTTAGTATATTTATCATTGGATAGTGAGTATAATTCAAGAGTATCACAACTTTATCAATTTTTAAAATCATTTAATTCAAAAGACGAAATTTTTTTAAAAAATAAAATAAAAGAATCCAAATCATATAATGCTTATTTACAATTAGAAAAATTTAATGTTGATGATTTTATAAAAAAATGTATTAATAAAATTGGATTAATGGGAATTGTTAAAATAACTAAGGATTTGAATAATCAATTAAAAAATAATAATATAAATAAATTAGTATCTTATAATTTTATAAATGATAATGTCATTGATAGTGATGATTTGGTAAATTATTATAGAAAATGGGATAAATTATTCAAATTTAAAAATAAGAGATATATTGAAAATTTATATAGAATGGTAGAAGTTATCATTGATGATACTGGATTGAGAGAAGGATATAAATTCCAACCAAATACATAAGAAAATTATATGGAAAGAGATAAAAAAATTTTATTTAATTTTAGAATTCATAGAGAGCTCTACGAATATCTATTGAAAAAATCAAAAGATAATTATACTACCATGACACAATATATTATAGATTTGATAAAAAAAGATAAAGAATCTGATGAAAAAAGTTTGTAGTAAGTGTGGCGAAGAAAAAGAGATTGTGATTAAAACCACTTCATGTAAAGAAATCTTCAACCATTGTGGAGTAATGACAATTTAAATAAATGGTTAGAATTAAAAAGAAAATTAGAAGAACATGGGATACAGAGCAAAACCAAATTCACCAAAAAGAGCAAATGGTAAAGATAAATATAATCAGGGACAGTATAATCTAATTAATCCTAAAAAATATTTAGGTGATCCTACTGTAATATACTGGAGATCATCTTGGGAATACAAATTATACTTTTATTTAGATAATGAACCTAGGGTTCTCAAATGGAATGTTGAAGGTATGACTATACCATATGAAATTGAAACCAATGGGAAATGGACAACTTGCAGATATCATCCGGATGCCTATGCCGAAATTCAAAAATTAGATGGAACAATTAACACAGTTGCATTAGAAATTAAACCAGAGGCTGAAACTATTCCTCCTGTTTATCCGAAAAGAGTAACTGCTAAATCTCTAGAAAATCACGAATACAGATTAAAATTGTTTATTAGAAATATGTCAAAATGGAAATATGCCAAGGAATATTGTAATAAGAGGGGTATTGAATTTTGGCTTCTTACTGAAAGGTATTTCGATAATCATAGTGTAAAAATATTTTAAAATATGGCTGATACTTTTGGCAAATATTGTAGTGCGTTAATGGGTCAATATAATAATGACATGAAAAGTCTAGTTGAAGATTCCACTAATATAATATTTACATTGGTATTAAAAAATCCAAATCTACAAATTAGAAGAACTCCTAATGGACTTATTCGTTCTGGAAAATTTTACATTATTCAATATAATTACAACGGGAACAAAATATGGTGTCCTATATTTGTTATTGATGATAGGTATAATACAGAGCAACAAAAGAGAATTATATATGCTATGAATTTCGATTATCTTCCTTATAGATATAAGATAGTATATCTTGATAAATTATTTAAAATGTTTGCTGATATTATAGAAAAGAACAAAATAAATAATGATAATGGAAATAATGTAAATGATGAGATTCCATTTAAAGTTAATTTTGAATCTATATACAAGTCTCTTAAATCTAACGGGAATTTTAATTATTGTATAACAGCTTTTGATTATTCTAAAATAGTAGGTATGGATAAAGGAGACCCTCAAATATATGGTGTATCTACAACCATAGTAAATAGATTCATATTCATAGACACTAAAATAATTAATAAAAGAGTTATGATGGACGCTATGAAAGAATCAGATGTTGAAAGTGAAAAGGCTAAGTTGGCAGAGATATTAGCGGCTTATGAGAAAACTGCTTTTGACTATGAAAATGATGTCAAAGAATATTATGAACAGTTGAAATTACTTGAAAACAGGTATAAACTCTATGCAAATCAATGATAAACAAAAATGACAATATATAATTTATATATAGATTTATGAAAACTTTTGAACAATTCAATGAAATCGATCCATATGGTGAAGAAAAATGGGATGCTAAACCACCTAGATACGAAATAGGAGAAAATATATTAATTAAAAAATTGCTTTTTAGAATTGTTAATTGTAGAGAAGATAAAGATGGATTTTATGTATATGATTTAGAAAATGAAAAAAATTATATAACTAGAAGAGAAGATGTATTAAACCATATCAAACATCCTGAATGGTCTATTCGAAAATGTCTTGATCCATCAATTAATTAAAAAATAAATATTAAAAATGGCTAGTTATGATAGATTTAGAGGAAACCAAGCAAACACAACAAATTTTGGATTATTCAATAAAATA